CAAAAGTTATTATAGTTGCGTTTGATGGGTTTGATGTAAATGATGACGGATGGTCATATTTAGCTTCTGATGCCAATGGTATCTATAGCGTATTGATGCCGCCAGGCTTTGCTACGCCAAACAATGGAAAAGTAAAAGCAGATATTAATGTCACCTATACAGAGCAAGCAGTTTACCAAGGCAGTATAAACATAAATGACGGCGGCGCTAATTACAAAAATGGTGATAAAGTTACTATAAATGGCTTGAGCCCGCAAGTTACTTTAACTATAAACAGCGTTGATTTACCGGGGGCAGGCGCAAACGTAGCTGAGGAATGGGATGCAGTCGCGGATGTATATCTGCACGACGGGCAAGAAGGCAGCCATGAAGGCGGGCCAGAACATCAAATTGTTTACATTAACGAGCAACGCCAAAACTTAAGGCTTGACAAGCAAGCAACCACGACTGCCACTATTGAATACGCTCCAGCATATGAAGATATGACATTACTTGGCTTGCAATTACGCAGCGGCAAGGAATGGAGCAGCTTTAATAATTTTACTTATTACGCTAAGAAAGGATCTAAGGTGCGCAAAATAGTAAATGCTGCCACAGGTAACGCCTATGACGATCCTGTTGACGTAGGTAGTACTGCAATTTACGACGCATCAAATTTATACCCAGAAATTGTATATCACTTGATCAGTAACTCAAATTTAATGCCTACCACGATGGTGGACTGGGACGGCTTTGCAGAAGGCTGCAAGGTATGCTTAGCAAATGATTTCTATTGGGATGGCGTGTTATCAGCACCAGTAAATATTAGGGATTGGGGCCATGAAAATGCGCAATACTTCTTCTTAGACTTTTTAGTTTTAGGTGGCAAGTTATCACTACAGCCAACCTTCCCGGTTAATAAAGGATCGGATTTAAGCGGTTACACCTTAGGCGGTGCCTACGACCGGCTACCTACAATTTCGGCATTATTTACTGATGGCAACATTATTGAAGATTCATTGCAGGTAAGTTGGTATCCAGCCGAGCAACGCAAAGCGCCGCAGATATTAGTAACGTTGCGCGATGAAGTGGAAAACGGATTCGCCGAGACTCGCAATATTTTAGTTAAACGTATTGATCCAGCCAACCCTAATCCGCAAGTTGAAGCCATTGATTTCACAGGCTTCTGCACCAGTGCTGACCATGCAATATTGTTTGCAAAGCTTTTAATTAATATTCGATACCATATCACTCATACAATATCGTTTAAGACGCTACCAAATGGTTTAGCTTTACAACCAGGGCAATATTTCCGGGTATCAAGCCAAGCAAGGCATGTGGAGCGGTTCCAAAATGGTTATGTATTAGAAGATCGCACAGTGGTATCTAGCAACCCAATGGTGGATGGCATTTACACGGTATATTTCTGGCGTTCTGACATGACGGAGGTAAAAGAAAGGTCAATGGTGATTCTTGATGGCAAGACTACGGGTGAATTTACAAACAGCGTGTTCACGCAATACAACTCTAGTGTTAGCAACCGCTTGTACAAGTCAGAGATGATCGCTTATGATAGTGATGGAATGGTCGAAATAACCGGCAGCCACGTACCTGTTGAGACTGATGGCAAGATCACATATCTAAACATGGACGCTAATTTATTTGAAGTGCAAAACGAACAATGAGTACTGCCGGCCCTAACTTTCCAGATCTTGTGCCCACAGCACGGTCGATGTCACCTGGTGATTTTGCGGGTAAGGTGTTCCGTTCACAAAGCGGTATTGAATCACGGGTGCAATATGGCAACAAAGCATTTGATAAAACTTTAGATTTGGAATACAACAATATTCTTGATACTTCGGCAGCGTTAATCCACGATCATTATTTAAATTGTAAAGGCACGTTGTATTATTTTTTGTTATTAGAGCAACCAAAAGCAGGGGCCCTCGGATTTCACAATCCCAGCGGTAAGTTTGTATATGGTCAAACTTATACCGATGTACCAGGATTTACTGGGACGTTTTATTTTGGCTTAGATACAACCAAAAATCCTACGGCATGGTTTACAACTGCATCACCAGTTAATGGTGTGGTGCCGCATCCAAGCGATTCCCCGCCACCACCTGGCACTTCTGTAACTGCTTCAACATTAACCGGCTACTACCCAGATCCCAATCCCAATACTTTCGCTAGTGCTAGGTATAGCGCCACACCGTTTGGGCTAAAATACCGTTATGCGGAGCCACCGCAGTTTAATAGTGTGAAACCTGGCCGTATGTCCGTTACCGTAAAACTGATTGGAGTGCTTGATTCATGACCTACTACAGCGGCAAAGATGGCAGCCTCATTTATAACAACGCGGTCGTAGCCAAAGTTGCCAATTGGAGCATATCCGCCACGGTTGATACACTTGAAACCACAGTGCTTACTGATGGTGATCGCACCTATGTTCCAGGGCTTAGAACTATAAGCGGTAGTGCAACAATCTTTTATTATGACGACGCACCAAAACCATTACTAGAACGCATTATAAGAAACAGCGCAATAAGCGAATCAGACATACTTGTTATCAAACTCGGCTGGGGTGTTACATCTAATCCTCTCATATCAACCAAGTTTATTCAAGGTAGTTGTATTATTACAAGTGCAGAGCTTAATTGCGCTGTTGGTGAAGTGATGCAGGCTAGTATCCAATTCCAGTTTACTGGCGCACCAGCTAGCACAACAACACTATGACCGTTTATCTTGGTGATGCTGGTAATATAGAACTTACTAGAGACAGTAATGATCTGATTGCAGGAATCGTAAAATCTTCAAACGTCAATACTACCAAGGGCATGTTTAGCTTTAATTTTAGTTCTGGTACATTCGTAACAGGTGATTTTGTAGAGTTTAGTAGTACATCTACGCTTTCATTTATATCGGGGTGGGCATACACTAAAGGCAGCTTTTTTGTAAGTGTAGATCAGCTTGACGGCTTACGGTTATATCTTACATATTCTAATGCTGTCGCGGGCACGTCAAACGGTAGAGTTGCATTAGCTACACCTGGCGCTGATATTGATGTTAACTGCAAAATCCTTAACTCAGTACCAAGAGTATTAGGCCAAATTGTAAGATTTGAATTATCAACTGATCGCGAAGCAGTTGATACAACAGGATTGGGTGATGAATTTAGAAATCAATACAGCACTTTGATCACCGGATCAGGCAGTATTGAGTGTATTTTTGATTACGCAGTTACAGGTGAAACTGAAGCTGCAGTGTATTTGCATAATTTATTATTGCGGCAACAGTTCGGCAGTGATTTCAAAGCTAATTTATACATCTTAAGTGAAGGTCAAGCTAAAGGTGTTAATGCTGCGAATGATTCCGTGTGGTATGAGATCAGTGGCGTGATGACTAATGCAGCAATTAGTTGCGCTACAGACCAAATAATTAGCAGTACATTTACGTTTGTCACTACTGGTGAAATTAAATTACGGGTTCAAACTGTTACTTCGGGTGAATTGCTGCTCAGGTCTAGCGGTGATAGACTATTACTACAGAGCACCCTGACAGGTGCTGACGACAACTTGTACCTGGGGGAAGACCTGTAATGCCAGACCAGCGCATAGATCAGCTAGCCGCTGAAACAACGCCAGCAGCAGCGGACGTATTACCTATTTTCTCCATCGCAGGAAGTGATACCAAGAAAATTACAGTTCAAACATTAGTAGCTTCAGGGATCACTCTGATTACTAATGGATCAATACCAGTAGCCAAGATAAACCTAGCGAGTGGTATTAGTGGTTCTGACATTATCAATGGCACGGTAACTGTCGCCAAGCTTGATGCCAGCACCATCCCCGTCGCTAGTGGTCTAACCGCAGCTAGTGGCACCTTAGGGATAGTAGCACCTACCAGCCCCATTGTTAGAAATGCAAGCACCGGCAGCCTTGAACATGCAACAAGTGGTGCCACTGCTGGCACGTTCACAAAAGTCACCACAGACAATAAAGGCCACATAACTACTGGCACCACATTGACTGGCGCTGATCTGCCAGTTGCCACAGCCTCTGGTCTTGGCGGTGTATCAATACCAGCAGCAGGCGGCTTTACGCTGACCGGCGGCGGCGCATTAAGCCACAGCAATGCGGTTGCTAGTGGCGTTCGCAGCGGCATTACTTTCGATTCGCAAGGCCATATTGTTAGCACGGCTGCTTTGGCAGCGGCAGACTTACCCGCAGCTACTACCAGTGCAAAAGGCGCTGTTATTGCAGGAACTGGCCTTGCTGTTGATGGTAATGGCATCCTCTCAACCAGTGTTGCTACTACCAGCGTTCTGGGCGGCATAAAAATTGGTGATGAGTTTGGTTTAAATGGCAGCAACCAATTGTTACTTGCGGTGCAAGCAAACGTTGCAGGTGGCACGGCATATCCAAAAGTAACAGTAAATAGCAAAGGTGTTGTTACCGCAGGCGCTGCATTAACAGCAACTGATATCCCAGTTCTTGATGCAAGTAAGATCACAACTGGTAGCGTTGATATTGCACGTATTGCAGCTAATACAATTACAGGTGCAAAAGTTGCAAACTATGCAGTTACAAAAATTGGTGATACTCAACCAACTGCTGATCATATCGGACAGTTCTTTTTTAATCCGTTAAGCCGTGACTTGTTTCTTTGGGACGGAAACGTGTTCCAGCCCATTGGAATAAGTGTGGGGGAAATTGTATTCGCCGGAACCTTCGATGCCTCAGCAGGCGGCGGTACAGGCCATGTAGCAAGTGTCACAGCAGAAGGCACTGCTATCGGTCTGGTGCAAGGTTCGCCATTACCTGCGGCTGCCACTGCTAACAATCGTTACTACTTAGTTGTAAGCGAAAGCGGCACCATTACCAGCGGTAATGCGCCACAAGTTGCGCTGGCTCCGCCTGATATTGTGCTATCAACCGGTATCCAATGGACAGAAGTTGACGTAAGCCAAACATTTACTAGCGTTAGTGCATCACAAGTTGCGTTTACGCCAGAAGGCACGATTGCAGCAAATAACGTGCAAGCAGCAATTGAAGAAGTAAATAATGAAAAGTTAGGACTTG